CTGTAACTCTAGCCGCTGTGATCTTAGCGAAGTCTAGTTCGACTTCCATTAGCCCGACTTTATTAATGCCTTTGGCAGGGTGTGCCGCAGAACCTTTAAGATAGCCGTGCGTGTCTGTGTATGCAGCCATGTTTGCCTCCTATTACAAGGTTACAATCATTGTGGCAAGAGCTTCAGGCTTAACGACTTGATAGCCGTAAACTTGAAGACCACGAATGATGTTTCCAAAGGTTGTTTCAGAACGAATAGTTTCCATATTTGTCATCTGTGATGCAAATGTGAATCCCATTGAATGTCCACCAAGTACGCTAAACTCACTACCGCTTTTTACAAGATTGTGAGAAACATAAACAGTGAAACGGTCAATCATACCAAGTCTGCCGTTTCTCAATGGTGTGTTTCCATCACCAGTGATAGACGCATCTTTAAGGTCTGATTGCTTGATTAGACCAGCCATCTTAGCAGGAATCACAATAAAACGATTCTGCTCAGGACAGTTAGCTTCATCAAGGACTGTTCCCATGTCGATGATTTTACCAATTACATTTGTAGTGGTAAGCGCTTCAGGAGCACCTGCTACACCAAGGTCGATATCACCAGAGATTGCTCCAGCTCCTGTTCCTTTGTTGTTTGCAGATACACCAGTCAATACATCAGCCAAAACCCTTTGGTCAATTTTGATCTTCATACGCTCGGAAGCGTCTTTAGACCACATGTCCATTAGATTCATGTCTGTCTGTACTTGGTCAACATCGTCTTCAACACAAGCAAAGTACTCACCCTTGTCAATAACGAGTTGTAGTTTAGCCTTGTCAGGATTCTCTACGGATAGAGTTTGACCCTTGACATAGGTTTGGATAGTGATCTCAGGAGTGGTTCGGATATTAACCGTATCACCCATATTTTTGATTTCACCTTCATAGTCAGTATTTGAGATTGCTGCGAGCACTGTGGCATCGTAGAAATTCTCAATTAGTTTTCCCGACCAGATTTCAGGAATGAAATTTCCTGTGTAAGCTGGGCCGCCGGGGGATGTTGCAAAAGCCATAATGACCTCCTTCTAGTTAAGTTAATTACGCAACGTTAATACGACCTTCTTGCTGTGCAGCAAAAATATCGCGTTCGACTCGACCGCGCTCATCATCTCTTCCTTTAAATTTACCCTTTCTAACATCAGAGTAAAACTCTTTGATGTCTTCTTGAGTATATGTCTGGTTCTGTCCAGAAGTTCTTACTCCATTGTTCCGGCTTCGTCCCGGAGCAACTTGTTTCTGTAACTGAGATTGTTGATTTGAACGGTCAACTTGAGCAGTGCTTGTCCTACCATTTGCCCCTTCCCATGTTCTAAAAAAGCTGACTACCCTATTTGCATCTAGATTTCGCTGTGCGTCTTCTAAATACGTTTGGCGATTAATACCAGTTAGGGGGTCAATCTCTAACAACCAAGACTGAAAGTCTGGATCGTTATTAGTATCACTCCAATTTGGTACTTCGTTAGCAATAGCATTCCAAAAAGTTTGCTCGTTAGACTTATTCTGTTGTGCTTGTACCTGATGAACTTGCGGTACAACACTTTGAATTTGTCCAAGTTGTTGTCTCAACTGTGCAATCTCCTGTGAAACTTCTTCACGAGCTGCCTTTCTCATAACAGCTATTGATTCGCCGTACTCTTTTTCATCATCCTCTGTAATTAATTTTTCAGATGGAACTGATGATTGTTGAGTAGCTGCTTTATCAACTGTACTGAGTAAGTTTTCTAGTTGAGAAACTCGGGAGTTAAGGTCTCTGTTCTCCGAAGTTAAACGGGGAACATCAGCATTATACATCCCTTGCAACGATTTGTATTTCTGTTGCCAGTCTGCTTGTTTCGGTTCTTGGTCGCCTGACTCCATTTGCTCTTCTGGCTCAGACTGAGGTGCTTGTTCCGTTACACTGTCGGAAGTTGTAGGCTCTTCTACATTATTAACAGGCGCATCATTAGAGACCTCGGCAGATACTGCCTGTGTTTCTTCTGTTGTTCCGTTAATTTGTTTATACAACTCTTGTACTTCCTCTGATTGCTTTTGAACTTGCTTTGGTATTGACATAATCGCTCCTATCGGTGTGCGTGATTAACAGCTGTCATTGTGACTTTGCTGAAATAGTTTCAGGGGACTGTTCTATAACTTTCGTTACTTCTGACAAAACCTGACACCGCCCCTGTGCAAGCGCTGTGTTTTGTAAGACACTTGGTAGCTTCGATAACTCGTGATCACGCCACTCCTTCAACCACTCTACGATCTCGGGATATGAACGACACACTGTCGCTAACGATTTAATAACCTCTGGCTTTGGATTAATCATCCAGCACCTCCAGTATCTCGGTTACTAACTGTGTTGCCATCCATTCCTCCTTTAGGGGAGCCGTCCGGTTGAGTCGGTGTTGGTTGCTGCGATTCTTGCATCGCTTGCATTTGTGCCTTCACTTTATCTTGGAACTTCTCTTTTTCCCTAGATGGAACAATGTCATCCACAGGCATTTGCAAACCTTTAGCTATCTCGCGAAGAATCGCGGCACGGCCTTCCTTACCAACTATTTCCATATCGACTTCGTTGGCGGTTGCATTAAGAAACTCTATACGGCGAACATTTACAGTTTCTTTAACTGCAAGATTAACTGCACCTTTTGGTACAATGTTTACATCGCCTTTAATTGATTCATCCTCATCATACCTCATATTATAAACAAACTGTCTATATACAACAGGTTTAATGATCTCATTATCTATGTGCATAACTACTTGACGTATGCCTTTACCAGCTGCGCCCATTAACATAGACAAGCCAGAGGATGTTCTGCCAGCGCCTTGAACATTCAAGTCACCATAAACATACGATGGTATACCTGAATGATCGTCAGCTAGCTTGGAGAATTTGTCATAAACACCTAATAGTGTATTCGCATTGTCATCCGGTTGTGTAAACCTAACAGCAGGTGCACTAGAACCTAACGGGTCGTTCGTGACTTGCCAGATTTTCCACGGGTGGAGCTGCGTGATGTCTTCGTTTGGAGGGATTCTTTCGAGATTAACCTCGACTTGTGGGCCACTCGATATTCCCATATTGTTGACCAAAGCTCTCGCAGCCGCATTACAAATGTTTTGCAAGTCTTCAATAATTTCTGGTATACCTTTACCCCAAAACGCGCCGGGGCATTTAATAAATGAAGTTTTAGCATATGGTTTTTCTCCTAACGGGTCGTAATTTAATACTGCTTTAATGATGTAGTTACCTACGGCCCAAACGTTAGCATCATATTCCTGCGCTTCATCAGGTATCTCTTCTTCAGTAAGCCCCCACTCTTTTAACATCTTACCACTTACTTTACCCCAAAACTCTAAGGCATCGTATGTTGTAGTAGGTTTGTTAAAAGTATGAAACTTTCTTTCTTCATTCTCTTTAGTAAGTTCTACATCTTCACTAAACCAAGATGTACCACTTCCTATATCAAGAATTTCCCTGATAGCGTCTTCATCATAACCCGGAACACCTATAAGGTCTGCGAGTTCTGAACGACTTAACGGATGATGCTGAAACAAATAACCATCATTTAGATTAGTTAAACCCGGTTCAGGATATATTCTAAATGGATCAACACGCTCAAACTCCGGAGCAATAATCTCATCTGCTTCTACAGTAGTTCTACCATTCTCATATTTCCAACCAAGTTTTCTTTGCCTACGAACCACGGGGCCTTTGATAAAACCACATGGGTATGTAACCAAATCTGTAACAAACTCGTTAAACGATTCACCCCAGCCGCCTTGTGCGAACTGATCTTTAATTTTTATAGTCATCTTCTTGGCTCTGTTGTCTGCGCCTTGCAACAACTTAAAACGGTAATCTTGTGTTACCATCTCTTTTAATTCTATCATCTCCTCTTGAGTAGGTGCTTGCCCGTTCATCTCAACAATCTTTACAACTTGCTCAGCAAACGAAGTCTCTATCTCTGAAGTCTGCTGTGGAGATAACTCTGGGATAGGTGTAGGCTCTAACCCCCAAGGAGGTGAACCTTGATCAAGAAGTATATCACGCAACCAACTTTCTGCTGCACGACACTTTACTTCTGTAATCATCATAAAAACATCAGACCCACCTTGAGCACTAATGTGAGCTAACTTATCTGATTCATATTCTCCGTTTCTTTGACGGAGTGCTTTAAGCATAATATTCTCGATAGGTTTCTTTGCCTGCCTTGCTGCGTCCCAACAAGTTCGTAGGTGGTCACTAAGTCCTAGGATAAGAGGCTGATTCTGCCTCTCCTGAATTTGTTTTTTAAGAAGAGCTTCTTCTTGTCTAACTAACTCTTCGTTGCCTACAACTTGTAATACCATATTATACCATGTCCTTCATGTCTTCTTCGGTATCTTTATCATTTTTGTTTGTATATACTTTACCACCTGATCCATACTTTACAACTGCGCCCATATCTTTTACTTCAATAGGCCCACCTGATTGCATCATCTCTATAGTCATTTCACTAGCCATTCCGCTAGTATCCATCTTTGGATTGTCTGAATAAATGATGGATTTTTTACTGCCACATTTACCTTTCATAAGCAACCTCCAGTAAGTTTACATTAAATATACATGGGAACAAGTATATATGCAAGTTTTTTAATTGCAAGAAAAACCCACCTGCCGAAAGGAAGACAGGTGGGTACAAAGGTAACATAGTTGGAAGGTAACTACGAAGGTAGTGTATCAAGTCCATCCTCCTGCCGCAACCCTTTTTATTTCTCGCTTCTGAATAATGTATCCACCCTCACCAGCAGAACCAACATGCAGCATAAGATACTGCAACGCTTCCGCTACATGAGAATGTTTATTCTTGTGTATATTACCGTTCTTATGGTGGAATCTATACCCTCCCATCATTGCTGCTTTCAACTGCGTGCAACTAGGGTCAAGCACAAAAGCTGAATCCCCATCGACTTGCCTCATAAGGAAGTCGTCTACCGCAGATAGTCTCGCAGATATGGTGTTGGTCTTAGCGGGGAGAACTCTAAAACCTTCAGCCTTGATAATATCCACGGCAGACCTCTCGTCAGTTTGTGCTCTCTGCACTCCTGCTGGATCGGTAATAATTAAAATTGGTGCGCCCGAGAACCTCTCGGTCAACATCGGGCGCAGAATGGTGCGGACGAATCGTTGAATGCCCATGTCGAATGACACAGCTTCTGCAAGTATCAAGACTCGCCCGCGAGGATCTTGTTGCCCTATTACTGCCGCTGGTGTCAAGCCTAAATCTATACCTACGACAATAGGCCGTACCCCATTTATAATAGGACGTAACCTCTGACTACCCATGTGATAGTCTGGTCTAAAGTATTTATATACAGGCTGACCTGCAGAACTTAGTCCATACTCTCCGTCTATATATACGCGAGTGTATTCTTCTGACCTACCCTGTACATCATAATAGCCTTCGGGCAGATTTTCAACATTTTCTGCCAAGGAGCTTCTACCCGAAGGTTGTTTGAATACATCCCACCCATTATCATTCGGGCTGACTCCATCTTTAGAATCTAAACCTTCCATCTGATAATACCACCAAGTATCCATAGTCGGAGGATTTGTATCCCCCCACATCCCAAACCATGACGGGCCACCATCTTTAGCTGATGGGAAACGGCCAATACGTTTTGACATCGCGTCAACAATGTCAGGGTTGATATCCCTGCACTCGTTGAACCATGCAAACGTTAATTCTAATGAGTTCAAGTTTGCTACATCGTCAGAGTCATCAAGAGCACGAAACATAATCTCACACTCTACATCTCCAACCTTGAAGAAAAATGTTTTGGTAGTACGCATGTAGTCTCCGCATATCCCGGGCGGAAACCAATCGTGAAAAGTTTTAATAGTAGTATCTTGTAACTGTCTTGCAGTCTCACGAACAATCGCTACTCGTGATTTACGAATCCCTTGCTTATTATGTTTCTGAGTTGATGCCCGTCTGATAACCTCAAAGCAACTTGCGACTGACTTACCCGAACCAACTGGCCCCATAAGCACACGCATCTTTGCGTCTGATTGCATAAACTCCCTACATACTTTACTAGGCGTATAGTCTATATCCATTTAACCCCAAGACCCTTGTCTGTTTGTAAATGATTCATCAAACCAACCCATGTCTCCACAATGTTTGCACCAAGAGATGTCCACAAGTTTGTCCCCGCATCTATCACAGTTTCCATGATCTATCCACAAGTTATCCACAAGTAATACATAGTACACTGTGGATGGTTTTCTTAAAATTTTTGTTTTGTATGTTACTTCTAACCTAGTTAGTTCTGCTGTCAAAGCATCATGCTCTGCTATGTCAGTCAGCTTACAAGCTTTCGTACCTTCGTAGACCGTGTCGAACTTATCAAGAAGCGCCGAGGACAGTTTGTGCGTCATCGGGTTCTGCGTCAATGATAGTTGCTCCGTGCTGTTGGTCTCCGAGGTTAATTGTAATTTTAACTCCACCTGATCCTCCTTCTGCCAGAACATCATTCTTAGGTTCTAGCCCGCCCCACTTAACGGTTGATTTAATTAGATCGGCTTTTACTGCAGCTGATACATCAGGACTGTGTATCAAAGTCCAAGACGTTGTCAGGAGTTCTTCTGCCTGAGCACGCGCTTTAACCTTGAACGTCATTCCCTTATCACGAATATCCGTGCGGTAAGATTCAACCTTCTTTAAAAAAACCTGATCTTTATTGTAAGTGATTATATCCTCAGCTTTGATTGCATGTCGTTCAATGACTTCATCCAAAGACTCGCCGCTGCCCTCTAACATAAGAGCAACATCAAAAGCTAAACGGTCTGACCACTTAGTATGTTTTAGCGGTAACGTATCCATGAAGTAATCATACCGGAAACAAAAAGTCTGTCAAGCAGTAAACTTTACACGTTGGTTTTTTGGCTCTTGTTATGTGAGGTTTACTTATATGGGGGGGTGGTGTCGGCACGCAGTCCATGTGCCCCCCCTTTCGCCTTTTTGTATGTTGTCTGTAGGCTATGATTATAGAGCCTCTGAAACCCTTACTGAGCCTCATACTTGACAAACGTGTATAGTTATGCTTTAATTTAATCATCGGCAAACAAGCTGATTGGCATAACCCGTGTACTAGCCATGCACACATTTACGGAGGTGTTTACATGAGTAAACTCTTTAGAGGTAATGTATCTATTGTAAATGGTTTCAGGACTAATCCTGATGATCCAGAAGCAATGATCGAAGACATCCGCCTTAAAAAGGATGTCGAGGGCGCTTTTAACTCAGAGAATTGTGTTGAGTTATTAGCTAAGGCTAACGAGTTGAGCAAGAAGCTTAAGCTTCCACTCAATACTTGGAGCTTCTACTTCCCAGTCGGGCAGAAGAAGGGCTTGGAACCAGTCTTACTGGCTGACAAGTTTGGCAAGCCAAAGTTGACTATGCTTCCGCCAATGGGCAGCAAGCCAAAGTCACCAACAAGCAAGACTAGAAAGCTTGCTTAACATCAACCGAGTGTGGGGCTTCGGCCCCCACTCACAACAATGGAGTGTGACATGGAAAGACGCACAGTGAAGTTGATTTGGATTGAAGATAATTCATTCTATTTCAGATGGTTCTTTTCTCTAGCGCAGGCAGAGAATTGGGCTTGGAGACAGTTGATAGACAAGAACGTCTGCAACGCTGGTCAGATTGAAATACATCAGGCCAATTAGATCAACCGAGGGAGCTTCGGCTCCCTCACAACTAACGGAGAATACTATGAAGTTAAAATACAACAACGATACTGTAATAATCGAGAACGATACATACAAGTGGATGATAGATGGTACTAAAACCATGTTGCATGTGCTCAAAGATGCAGACGAAGACAACCTTGACAAGATCTGCATGGGTAAATTCAAGAAAGTATCAGCCAACTTATGGGTAATCGAACATATCAAATAGAGATTGGGGCTTCGGCCCCTTTCTTTTTTATTCTTTTTTTTATTTCTTTTTATTTTTTATATATAAATCCCATAGTTCGGGGGGTTATAGCACGCTTACAAACGGAGATAAGGTCATGGTTTAATGTAAAGTTACAACTATCTAACTATCTAGTTACTAACTTGACACAACATGTTGTGTTTTAGATACCTAAAGTTTACATGATGTAGTCCATATAACGTTGATTTACTTGGAGTTTAACCATATAGCAGTCAAATAACTATCTATACTATCTAGAATATCTATTAAATTAACATACATCCTTTGTCTGCAAGATATTACCAACGATATAACGATAGCGAGAGTAGCAACGTATTACTTAATTCTACCTAGATAGTTTATATACTAAGTTGTAACCTGCTGTTATCCCTACGTTTTTTAATATATATAACCTGTATATAACCTGTAACTATACATGTATAAACCGGTATGTTTATAGATACTTGTTTAAACCTGCGTTTATCTTGTAAAGACACCAAAACTTTACAAATCAAAACCGATAGGGTAAATTTAAAAAATCGGCAGGCAGAAAATTCCTTTCTGAATGTCGGTATATCAATGATCTTAACAAAGGAGATATATCATGGGTAAACTATATGAAGGTAACGTAGAAGTCTTTGCTAACCACAAGACTAAGAAGATAAACCTAAGACCAAATGCAGATGGTAAGTTCAACAAAGAGAACGTATCAGACTTGTTTGCAGTTATGAAGAAACATGCAGATAAGTTGAAGTATGAGATGAACTTGTTTGTACCTGATGCTAACAAGGCAGAGCAACCTGTACTGTTAGCAAGTCTTAGGTTCGGTGGTAAGCCTTACTTAGCTATGCTTGAGAAGAGAGACTTAACATCAGCACCATCAAGGAAGAGCGACATTGAAGTCCTTTCCTAATCAGCAATCACTAGAGGGCATGGGTAACACCATGTCCTCTGTTTTCTATGGAGGTATAGTATGCAGAAGGTTTACAAGAGTCGTACTCAGTCGGGTTACTATGGTTACTTTACCAATGGTTACTTGGTTATGGACATATCAGAAGATGATTACTTCATGCCTTACAGTTGGCATAGAGAGAGATGTAACAGATGGAGGTTTGAGTATGTCGTTAAGTAACGATTGTATGACAACAGATTGTGATGAGCAGGTTAGTCCTGCTCGTTTCAATTTAGGTTATCCAACTTGTTTGAAATGTGGGGAGGTATCGGCAGGTAAGCGTAAGTTTACAGTCGTACCAATGCACAAGTCTAACTACGTTGTGATATCCAACAAGCAAGAACTAAAAGGTATCAATAACAAAGGAGGCTTATATGAATGATACAACATGGTGGATTATATGGGGGTCGGTAGCATCTGCTACTGTCGCTATACTAGACATCTATTTTGGATGGGGGTTGTTCTAATGATTATATATGGACACCCTGTAACTAAACGAAAGGTAATCGAATGGACACTAGCACTTGCTGTTACGGTAGGTGTTGGTTTCCTCATTGCCTTTTTGTTTATCAATCTGATGCTTGGATGTGAGACTTGGGATGAAAGTCTTTGGACTGAAACCAACTCATGTCTAACCATCAATCAACTATGGGAAGGAGAAACTAACCATGACTAAAAGTATGTTGAAACTCTTCATGCTACGAGAGCATCAAGGTGGAGTACCAGTAAGAGATGAGAATGGCGACATCATCTACTACTCAGACAAGCAAGTCGCTAAAGGTAAGAGGGTCAACAAACAAGTTGTATCCTATGGCTTAGACCATCGCAAATATAACCATAATAGAAAGGAAGGTGCGTAATGCGAGCAACATTATTGAAAGAAACAATCAAGAGATTGTTCCCAAAGAAGAGAACGATAGCTATCGAAGGTAGCCCGGGTGGAGGTAAGACAACCATCGTGCAAGAAGTTGCCAAGGAACTTGGTGTTGGGTATATCGAAAAGCATATGCCAACCATGTTGGTTGAGGACTTTGGTATTCTCTATCCGAATGGTGACGAGATGCTACACTACAAGTTGCCCGATTGGTTTCCATACGAGGGCAGAACAGACATACCCGATGAAGGTATACTCTGCTTTGACGACAGAAACCAAGCAGGTGCTGACTTGCAGAAGGTACTAGCTAACATCTGCCAAGCAAGGAATCTTCATGGTAAACCTATGAAGAAAGGTTGGATGGTTGTCTCTACTGGTAACAAGCAATCAGACAGAGCAGGTGCTAACAGAGTACTATCTCACTTGCGTAATCGTGAGACTGTGTATGAACTTGAGACACACCTTGATGACTGGACATCATGGGCGATTGACCACGGAGTGAAACCTGTTGTCATATCATTCATTCGATTCCGTACTGCACTACTGCATGACTTTGACCCACAGAGAGATGTGAACCCATCGCCTCGTAGTTGGGTTGAAGGTGTTGCTGATATGATTGGTATCGTACCACCCGAGGCTGAGTACGAAACATTCAAGGGTGCTGTTGGTGAAGGGTGTGCCGCAGAGTTTAGTGGCTTTCTAAAGATTGAACGTAAGCTACCTAACCCCGACACAATCATACAATCACCAATGAGTGTGGCTGTACCCGATGATCCTGCTACTTGCTATGCACTTACTGGTGCGTTGGGTGACAGAGCAACCACCGAAAACTTTGGTAACATCGTCAAGTATGCAGAGCGTATGTCACCCGAGTTCTCAGTCCTATGTGTCTCGTATGCTAGTCGTAAGAATCCCGACCTTGCATCACATGAGGCATTCACTAAGTGGGCAATCGCTCACCAAGATGTTTTATTTTAGAGGAGGTAACTATGAAACTAAGTGATAAAGCGTTGTTAGTTCAGTTGGGTATATCCCAATGGACTGCAAGAAAGTACGACAAGCGAGCCACCGAACAGGTGGCTCAACAGAATGGTAGTGCAACACAAGCAGGTAGATACAACAAGTCGTTGTTACCTATGAATGATGCACTCAATAACATACATCAGAAGTCTACTCTGATTCGTAAGAAGTTCTATGCGAACACCTTACCTTGGGGTATTGAAGGCACGATGATGTTACCATCTGCTAACTACCTAAACTTTATGACCGAGTTTAGGAAAGAGAAGGGTGACTGGCAATCACTTGTAGATACATTCTACCAAGAGTATCCGAGACTGCATGCAGATGCACAGAGATTCCTTGGTTCTTTGTACAACAAGGCTGACTACCCTGCACTCCATGATATCCAACGTAAGTTTAGTATGGACATGGCTGTGTTTCCAGTACCATCGAATGACTTCCGAGTGAGTATCGGTGATGCTGAGTTGGCTAAGATACAGCAAGATGTTGAGGCACGAGTTGAGAACTCTGCCCAACAAGCTATGCAGGAGGCTTGGCAGAGATTGTATGACCGAGTCAAACACATGGCTGAGAAACTTGCCGACCCTAAGTCTGTGTTCAGAGACACATTGGTAGAGAATACCAAGGAAGTCTGTTCAATACTTAGTCGGCTTAACTTTGCTGACGACCCAAACTTGGAGGCTATGCGTCAACAAGTTGAGGGGAGTTTAGCTAACAACCACCCTGAATCTTTGCGTAATGACCCCGACCTCAGACGTACTAAGGCTGAAGAGGCTAAGGCTATTATGGATAAGATGGGTGCATTTATGGGAGGTAACTAATGGAACTAGAAAGACGTATCGCTAAGGCAAAGACGGCACTCATACTTGAGCATCCGTTCTTTGGTAACTTGGCTATGAACATGCCCTTTGAATTATCAGAGGACATTCCAACTGCGGCTACCAATGGCGAGAGGGTGTTGTTTAACCCTAGCTTTTGTGAGTCCAAGAGTGATGAGGAACTTCTGTTCCTCGTTGCTCACGAGGTGTGTCATCCAATGTTTGAACACATCTTTCGTAAGGGTGACAGAGACCACAAGCGATGGAACTATGCAGGTGATGCTGTGATTAATCCAATGCTACAAGACGAGGGCATTGGTAAGTTTATCGAAGGTGGTGTCATGGACAGAGACCTACTCAAACGAGGTGGTGGTACTACCGATGGTGTCTACAACTTGTTGCCACCTATGCCCGAAGATGGTGATGGTGGGTATGGTGATGGTATGAAACCATATGATGACATCGAAGATGCAGGGGAGGGTTCTTCTCCTGCTGAGATTGAGCAGAAGAAAGCTGACTGGAAAGTTAAGGTAGCACAAGCGGCTCAGTCTGCAAAGATGATGGGTAAACTATCGGCAGGACTTGAACGATTCGTTGGTGACTTGATGAAACCAAGAGTGAATTGGAAAGATGTCATGCAAAGGTTTCTTGTCAAGCAACGAACAGATACTAGGACTTGGGCGAGACCTAACAGAAGGTTCTTGTCACAAGATATGTATCTACCGAGTGTATCGGGTGAGGCTCTAGGTGAACTATGCTTTGCTATCGACACATCGGGTTCGATTGGTGAGGAGGAACTCACTCAGTTTGCGAGTGAGATTATCAAAGTCTACCAAGACTTATCTCCTACCAAGATACACATCATCTACTTTGATTCCGAAGTCTGTCACTATGACTGCTTTGAAGATGATGAGCCAGTCATATCACCACATGGTGGAGGTGGTACTGCTTTCAGTCCTATCTTCAGATACATGCAAGACAAGGACATTGATCCTGTCTGCTGTGTTGTACTCACAGACCTGTGTTGTAACGACTTTGGTGATGAACCTGCGTATCCAGTCCTATGGGTATCCAACGAGAAGGGCGATGCACCTTGGGGTGAGATCGTCTACATGGAGGGGGTAGCTAATGACTGACCAAGAAGTACACAAAGCCTTTGAGTATGCAAGTAAGGAGATACTTGATGGCTATATGTTTATGCACCAAGCCAATGGGTATCTCTATTTTAAACACAAGGTAACTAGAGATTATATAGAGATACCGGATTGGACAATCACTAACCCACAAGGAGGTAACAATGGGTAAAGTTAAGGAACTCTGCATTGATGCAGAGACAATGTTGGTTGAATGCTTAGATGAACTAGGCATGACCAACGACCAAGCGTTCGAGAAGATACGCAAGGAACTAGGTACTATGGCAGAACAACATGCTCGTAGTTTAAGTAATGATTGGAACAAAGGAGAAAGCACATGGCAACAGTAAGATTTTCAGACCAACTGAAAACAGATATCGAGAACAATGCGAAGGCTATGTTCAAAGATAGTATACGAGAGGCAGAGAAGAACTACCCTATGGAATGGGCGAAGAAACTGTATGACAGTTTGTTCTCAGCAGACATCCAAGCAAAGATGAATGCTCTACCCACAGGGTTCTTTGATACGATTGAAAGCCTACCATTGACTGGGTTCAAAGATGCACCCGAAGATGTGTGGCAATCAGCAAATTGTAAGATGTCCGTATGGAAGAATGTAAGTTTGCACTTACAACTACCAAGTCCACTACGATTCCCACCTAAGTCTACATGGCAGAAGGCAGGAGATTGTGGTTACTACATGGACTACAATCGTAACGAGATAGACTTTGGTAACGATAAGTTTGATTGGTTACACGAGCCATTCAAGAAGTATACGCAAGGTATCTTTGAGGCAAACAAAAAAGCTAATGATTTTGTGGAGGGTGTTAGGCAGATAACGACTAGCTATACGACACTAGCACCTGCTCTCAAAGCATGGCAACCCTTGTGGGATTTGCTACCCGATGAGGCTAAGGAACGACACAAGAAGATTACTGAAAGACCAAAGGCTAAGACATCAGAAGAACTTGGCGTGGACTTAAACAGTATGACTGCGGCTGTAACATTTAATAAACTAACAAGAAAGTAGAGGTAACTATGGAAGATACTATAACAAAACAAGAAGTCATTGACTTCATTGTAAAGAAGTCGAAAGACGATAGCCAATACCATACTTGGTTTGACAGCAACAATGGTGGTCGAAGGCTTGATAACTACGATGACTTTGCAAGGGAGTATGCAAGGTGTCGTGACCCAAAGAAAGGTAGGAAGATATCTGCTAGCTTTCGATTGTTCAAGGAACACACAGACGAACATGTTGGTGTAACTTACACTATGCACATTGAAGGGTACGGAAGTAAACCATTCATGCGTATAACACCTGACAACTTAGTGGAGTTTGTATGTACACCCGAGGAAGTCTGGAGGCACTCACAATCGTTAGTGTCCTCTTGCTATCGTTGGATGCCATTCAACATTGAGAGACACAAGAAAGGTTTGTATCGAATCAACCATGTCAAGTCGGTTAACAAGCATGTAATTGAGGCTACAACTACTAAGTACCAACGTCTAATTGAGATGGCTCATGCTCTACCGAATGATGCTGATGAGCATACCATGAAAGACTTAAAGGACAAGGCTTGGTATGGTAGTTATGCTTTGTTCAGCGAGGCTATGCGAGAGTCACCTGCATTCTTTCAAGGGTTAAAGTTCAACATACTTACTGGCGAGTGTCTCAATCGTAGACCCGATGATAAGTTTGTGGAGAAACCCGAAGAACGTAAAGTGTGGAGACAGGCACTAGCTAAGTTCAAGCGAGGTATCAAGGCAAGGGCAAGGGTTCGTGCCTTTGATCCATTGGTTGAGAAAGTGTGGGCAGACAGAGAAGGGCAGAGTATGTACCACCACAAGCAACCCGATTGGTCTAGCAAGGCTTGGCTTGATTTGCTTGAGCATTCAATACGCAACAACGAGTTCTCAAAAGAATTGTTGTTGGGGTTCTGTGCTACACCACCGAGTGGATACTACCAACAATCAAAACCTACGAGCAAGGAAGTGTTCGATGGTGTCCATAAAATACTAACAGATATGTCTACCGAATTGCGTAGAAGATTCAATGTCTTTGAGAAAGAAGGGCATGATGAGAAACGAGGTGATAAGTATACATCGTATCACCATGAAGGTGGCATGAAAATTGAGGAGGTAACTAAATTATGACAGTAATAGCTTGGGATGGAAAGACCCTTGCGACTGACAGAATGGCTAACGATGGCTCTCAGAAATGGGAGTCATCAAAGGCTTGGTATGACACGAGCGAGGGAGAAGTTGTTATCATTACAGGTGTAGGTCTACTAGCTTACATCAAACAACTATCGGAATGGTATACTAAAGGTCTACCTGTAATGCCCGATGTATCACCTAGCATGGCACAACTTATTGTGGTGAAGAAAGATGGACTGTATGAATTACAATACAACCAACTTATCAAACGAGATATGTACTGTGCCTTTGGAGATGGTAAGGACATAGCTATAGGTGCGTTGGCTATGGGTGCATCGGCAGGTCAAGCAGTTAACATTTGTAATCAACACTCTTTACATTGTGGTAAAGGTGTGGAATTATATACTTTACATGGAGGTAACGATGAAGAAAAAGAATGTTGAATACAAAAGAGGTAGGATACTAAAGAAAGCAGACAAGCTGACATCGGTGGACAGACAAGATGACCACGGAGACTTTGCTGATAATGCTAGAGTTACAGCAGAGTTGTGGACTACATATAAGGGGGTTGAGTTTAACCCCCACGATGTACCGATTATGCTAGCCTTACTAAAGATAGCTAGGATAAAGCAGAACCCTAAACATGTGGACAACTATGTGGACATGTGTGGCTATGGTGCATTAGCAGGAGAACAAGTTCCTACTATAAACAAAGGGGGGTCAAGATGAGGGTAATTACTATTGACTTCGAAACATATTATAGTCGTGAGTTTTCCTTATCTAAGATGACTACTGAAGCCTACGTTAGAGACCCAAGGTTTGAGGTCATAGGTGTAGGTGTAAAGGTAGATGATAACCCACCCGATTGGTATAGTGGAGACGATGTTGGTAAGTTTCTAAACTCGTTAGACTATTCGGAAGATGCTATCCTTGCACACAATACTGTGTTCGATGGTGCAATCCTATCTTGGTTGTATGGTATCAAGCCTAAGTTTTGGTTAGATACTTTATCTATGGCTAGACCTTATCATCACTCTACTGTGGGAGGTTCTCTCAAGGCTCTATCAAACTTCTATAAACTCGGACAGAAAGGGGATGAAGTTGTACAAGCATTGGGTAAGAAACGTAAGGACTTCTCACCACAAGAACTTGACAGGTATGCTGACTACTGTTTGCAGGATGTAAACTTAACATACAAACTATACAAGAAACTTAGACCTAAAGTACCTGTGTCTGAGTTAATGATTATTGACCAAACAATTCGTATGTATACTCAGCCTACTATTGTATTGGACAGGGAGGTTTTATCTACTCATCTTCAAAAGGTTAAAGAAGATAAGAAGAAACTTATAGAGTCATTAACACTTAAAGGTTTGAGTGAGGACAGAGTTAAGAAGGCTCTTATGTCTAACCAAATCTTTGCAAAGATACTAGAAACTGTTGGTGTGGAAGTACCAATGAAGACTAGCCTACGCACAGGTAAAGAAACATTTGCTTTTGCAAAGACAGATAAAGAGTTTACTGCTCTACTAGAACATCCTAACCCAAAGGTTCAAGCACTGGTGGCGGCGAGACTAGGCACGAAGTCTACCATCGAAGAAACTAGGACTGAGAACTTAATAAAGGTTGCAGACAGGGGAGCATTACCTATCATGCTCAACTACTATGGCGCACACACAGGAAGATTTAGTGGTGGAGATAAACTTAACCTACAGAATCTACCTAGAAATGGTGCAATCCGTAAGGCTATTACTGTACCCGAAGGTGATGTGATGATTGCTTGTGACTCGTCACAGATTGAGGCTCGTATGGTTGCTTATATCGCAGGACAAGATGATCTTGTGCAAGCATTCCGTGAGGGTAGAGATGTGTATAGTGAGTTTGCTACTGAAGTCTATGGCAAGAAGGTAACAAAAGATGATAAGATACAAAGGTTTGTAGGTAAAACTTGTATCCTTGGACTCGGGTATGGCATGGGTCATGTAAAGTTTAGAGCCACTCTTGCTCTTGGGCAAGGTGGTATTGCTGTTGATATAGATGAGAACGAGGCAATAAGAATTGTAAACTTATACAGACAGAAGAACCATAACATAGTATCACTATGGAATAAATGTGGTCATGCTCTTACAGGCATGGTCTCGGGTGCATCGGGTAGCATATGTAATCTACTTCCTTATGATAAGGATGGGATAACTTTACCTAATGGACTAAAGATAAAGTACCATGCGTTGCGTAATACTTCTGATGGATTTGAATATATATCTGACGCTAGAACTTTCCGTAAACTAACACAGCAAAGACTCTTAACTGGTGAGCAGAGTAAGATAGACTGGACTAGAATATACGGAGGTAAAGTTACAGAGAATGTGGTTCAAGCCTTGGCAAGAATCGTAGTCGCAGAACAGATGGCATCAATCGGGCAGTCATATCATGTTGCATTTCAAGTACATGATGAAGTGATTATCACGACCCGGGAACACGACACGCAACACGCAAGAGAACTCGTTGAGAGAAGAATGTCAACTGCTCCCCGCTGGGCAAAGGACTTACCTGTTGCTTGTGAATCGGGTGTAGGTTATAATTATGGAGACGCAAAATGATAAACGAAAATGATATACCTAAAGAATTACAGGTACTAAAAGATAAAAAAGTAAGAGTGCTTGAGATACTTGGTAAAGTTCAAACTGCTATACAAGAGACAGCTACAGTAGAAGAAGTTCTTGTAATGGTAAAGTTAGATGGTGAGTATGTAAGGTTTTCTAGTATGCTAGATAACAGTACAGAAACCATAGCTATACTTGAGATGCTCAAGCATGATATAATAAGGAGGATGTCTACATGACAAATATATCACACTCATTCTCTGCTATTAAGATGTATGAGAATTGTCCTAAAAGATACTACCATCAAAGGATAACTAAAGAAGTAAAAGACACAGGTAGTGATGCCACTATATATGGTGAGAGAGTACACGAGGCACTTGAACATCGACTAGGTAAACAAGTGGAACTACCTACTGAATCACAATCATATGAACCTCTATGTAAAAGCATAGAGGATATGGGTGGAACTTTACAAGTGGAGCAGAAGCTCACGCTGAATGAAAACCTTACACCAACAACTTGGTGGGAGAAAGACGCATGGCTACGATCCATCCTTGATGTCTTAATTGTATTTGAAGATAAAGCTATCGTCATGGATTGGAAGACAGGTAAACGAAGACCCGACTTTGCACAGCTAGAGATGTTTGCACTACAGGTATTCAGTCACTTCCCCAATATTAAAAAGGTTCAGTCAACCTTTGTATGGCTAAAGGATATGGCATTAGATTCCCACACATACACTAGACTAGATGCAGAAGATATGTGGGTAAAGTTACTAAGTAAAACAGAAAGAATTAACCAGTCAGTTGCAAACAATAACTGGCCGCCAAGACCTAGTGGTCTATGTAGATTCTGCCCTGCAAAAAATATTTGTGAATATTCTTTAAATTAAAGTTGACATCTCTGTAAAGAAAGACTATATAATATGAGTACCCCCGAAGGGAAAATTAAACGTTGGTTAGATAAAGCACTTAAAGAACATGGTGTTTGGTTTTACAGTCCTCAAGCAGGGCCATTCGGTAAGGCAGGTATACCCGATAGGGTAGCCATAGTTAGGGGTAGATTTGTAGGTATAGAATGCAAGGCTGATAAAAGTAAAAAGCCGACTGCGTTACAGACCATAACGATGAAGGAGATAGAGATGCAAGGTGGCAAATGTTTTTTAGTTTACGATAAAGAAACTATACAAGAAGTAGTAAGTTATATTGAGAGCGACCAATGATTGTTATTGAACAAGCAAAGGCGATTGCTCTTAATCCAAAGCATCCCAATCGGATTTTACAAACGATACCTACAGCACGCATGCTAAAGTATGACGGAGCAGAACTCGTTGTAGCACCACACAAACTTGACGAAGTAAAGGTACTAAGGAACTTAGGATTCCAAGTACCATCACCGATCCTACATTATTATAATTGGACAGGTAGATACACACCTTATGAACATCAGAGAATGACTTCTGCTTTCCTTACAATGCACAAGAAAGCATTGGTACTTAATGAGATAGGTACAGGTAAAACACAGTCAGCTTTGTGGGCATCAGATTATCTTATGGAAATAGGAGAAGTTAAGAAGGTTCTAATTATATCTCCCCTATCTACATTAGAAAGAGTATGGGGTGATAGTATCTTTATGAACTTCCCTAATAGAAAGTCAGTAACCCTACATGGTACAAGTGCTAGGCGTAAGAAGTTACTCAACACAGATGCAGACTTCTACATTATTAATCACGATGGTTTTAATATCATAGCTGAAGATGCTCTTAATATGTTTGACCTTGTCATTGTAGATGAGGTTGCTGTTCTTAGAAACCCCTCGACAAATAGATTCAAAGCGCTCAGGAAATTCATGGACAAACATCCTAGAACTCGTTTGTGGTTGATGACAGGTACACCCACCCCGAATGATCCCACCGATGCTTGGGCATTAGCAAAGCTAGTAGGTAGTCCATACTGCACCAAAACATATACTGCTTTCAAAGAAGCGGTGATGATGAAGATAGGTCAGTGGAAGTGGATACCACGACCCGAATCAATAGAGATAGTTAAACACATCTTATACCCTGCCGTCAGATATACTAGAGAGGAATGCTTAGACTTACCCGATACAATATATCAGACAAGGAAGGTTGACCTTACTGCTGAACAGAAGAGTCACTACACCAAGATGCTTAGACATTTTGTTTTAGAACTTGAGGAGGAAGGAACAATCACTGCTGTTAATGAGGCGGTCAAGCTACAGAAACTTATACAGATAAGTTGTGGTGTAGTTTACGGAGACGATGGACGCCATGTTGAAGTTGATTGTTCACCAAGAGTTAAAGTAGTGAAAGAAATTATAGAAGAAGTAGGAGGTAAGGTTATAGTTTTTGTTCCCTTAACAGGAACATTAAACATGCTGGAAAGAGAACTCTCAAAGACTTGGGATGTAGCAGTTGTGAATGGGCAGGTATCTGCCTCCAAACGAAATGTTATCTTCCATGATTTTCAAGAGTCAGTAAATCCACATGTACTTATTGCTCACCCTGCAACTATGGCACATGGTCTAACTCTTACCTCCGCATCTACTGTGGTGTGGTATGGGCCAGTGACAAGCAACGAGCAATACATTCAAGCGAATGGTCGCATTGAAAGGATAGGTAAGAAATTCTCTTCCAACGTCATACACATCGAGTCAACAGACTTGGAGTATAGGATGTATGAGAGACTTAAAAACAAACAAAAACTACAGGGTCTTTTACTAGACCTTATACAAAAGGAAACGAGGTAACTATGGAACTAACTACAGATAAAGTTATTGCCACATACCTCAAGTTAAGAGGACAGAAGGAGGCTATAGAATCTGAGACTAAAGAAAAGGTTGCAGATATAAAAGCTAATCTTCTTAAACTTGAAGCGTGGCTAAAAGAAAAGATGGATGCAGAAGGGGAGACTTCTAAGAAGACACCCTTTGGTACTGCGTTCATAACGACTACCGACTTTGCCCAAGTGGGTGATTGGGATGCAGTCTTGAACTTCATAAAAGATAATGAAGCGTGGGATATGCTAGAGAAAAGAGTCAGTAAGACAGCAGTGCGTGGTTATATTGACCACAACAAAGCTGTACCCGATGGTGTTAATTATGGCACACGAATAGATGTCAATGTTCGTAAGCCTGTCAACAAGGCAGACGACTAATGATTGCACCAAAGATATCTATCAAAGGATCACAATTCCGCATCGTCAATAAAGACGAGGAGACTGCACTAGACGATAGTATAGATGTAGTTATTGTCGGTGCTAACCCAAAACTTTCTAAGTCTTGGTACGCTGAAGAGTGGTCTGAAGATAGTCAATCATCCACACCCGATTGCTATTCACTAGATGGTATGTACCCAAGTAAGAACAGTCATGCCATGCAGAATGACATGTGTGTTTCTTGCTCCCAAAATGCTTGGGGGTCTAGGACTACACCTACAGGGAACAAGGTTAAGGCTTGCGTTGATCAGAAACGATTAGCAGTTGTCTTAGCTAATGGGCCCTTTAGTGAAGCATACTTACTACAAGTTACTCCTGCGTCTTTGAAGAACTTGAATGCCTATCAAAAAGAATTGTCCATGCGTGGTATTGCACCCGAGATAGTACGGACAAGGATATCATTTGATACACTAGCGGCTTTCCCGAAACTAAGATTTAGTTTTCGTGGATTCAATAGTGATACAGATCAGAAGGATGTCGATGAGCATTTGGGGACTAAGCAGACTAGGATTGTTACAGGAGAACTTGCTGTTGAAACTCAACAATCCGACCATTCACTAGACGAGTACGGTTTTGTCGAAGAGGATGGCTTTATATTAACTAATGAAACCTAGGAGGTTCAGATGAATAAAACTTTTACAACCGCAAAAGGCGTTGCTTACTATCCGTATATCAGCGCACCCGACACTAAATTTGATGAGCAAGGACACTATAAAGTTAACCTTTGTTTATCAGAGGCAGAGGCTCAACCAGTCATAGAACTAATAAAGCAGACTGTAGTTGAAGGCATTAAGGCTTTGAAGAAAGACAAGCCTAACATGGAAATCAAGCAAGCACCTTTACCATTCAGTAAAGAACTAGATGATGATGGCAATCCAACAGGTAATGTGATTGTTAAATTCAAATCTAAAGCCGCATATAAACCTGCTGTCTTTGATAGCAAAGGTAACATGATGACTAAGTCTAACATCTATGGTGGCTCAGAAGTTAAGGTGAATGGTTCATGTGCTTTCTTTCATACAGCTATGATCGGTGCAGGTGTATCAATCAGACTTAGAGCAGTACAAGTTATCCAATATGTTGAGGGTGCGAGTGGTGCTAATAAGTTTGGCTTTGATGAGGTAGACGGATTCACTGTAGAGGAAGATGTTTTCACAAGTGAAGCGACTCCCGCTGCAGCTGCAGTCGAGGAAGCACCTGCTCCTACCGCACCAAAGGTAGTGCAAGCTATCAAACCTGTAGAGCAAGTTAAACCTGTTGCAGTACCAAAGCCTGTCGAAGAACCAAAAGCAGTGAAGACTGTCAGTGGTGCTGATGACCTAGCCGCAGAGATTGCACAGCTAGTAGGAGACATTGACAATGGCTAATATACCACCTCTTGATTTCAAGAAAGTGGAAGCCTTACGAAAGCATATGCTTTTAACTACAAGCAATATGTCAGAACTCCTTGGTGTGTCTCGTATGACTTATTATGGATGGGTGAAAGGTAACCAAATCCGCAAGAACAATGATAAGAAAGTAAGGCTCACACTCAAGGAACTTCTTGATATAATGACAGATGGGTGGCCTGCACCCGATGTCATAGCGATGGAACAGAAGTATAGATTCCAAAGGCTTCTTGAGGTTATGAATAAAACAGAGTAAGATAAATTAGGAGTGGAGTCTTAGGACTCCCTCCTATAACAAAGGTAGGTAGATATGAACACGCTAGAGTTTCTCAAGCGAGTCCTACCGATAGAAGGTTTTTATGTAACCACTGTGATCAACCAAGATGGTCGTAAACAGGGTTTCTTTGATTCGGTAGAAGAACTTGCACAGACATGTGAAAGATTGGATAGTACAGGTAACAATACTTATTTTGCTATATCGTCTTTCAACGCTAAAGGTAATAGAAAACAAGATAATGTTAGAGCCACAAAGGTTGTAGCAATAGACGTAGATTGTGGTGAAGGTAAACCATATCCGTCATGGAAGGAAGGACTACAAGCACTAGGTAAATTTGTAGACACAATGCGATTACCCAAGCCGATGATTATATATTCGGGTAATGGGTTGCATGTGTATTGGATACTAACAAAAGAATTAGAACCACAAGAGTGGAAACCCCTAGCCAATGCTATGAAACAAGCGGCTTTGGATAAAGAGTTTAAGATAGATGCAGGACTTACAGCCAACAGTGCGTTGGTACTAAGACCAGTTGGTACACACAATCCTAAGAATGGTAACGAAGTAAAACTTTTAGTAGACGCAGAACCTGTAGAGGTTTCTAGTCTGAAAGAATCTCTATCTTATTTCTACAACGCCGCACCCGGGGCGCAAGAAGGTCACACTCGTGACAATACGTTGTTAGAAAATTTAGTATCTAAACAGGAGTTCCCACTTGCAGTTGGATCAATCGTAGCATCTAAATGTAAGCAGATAGAATGGGCGATAGATAATCAAGACAAGGTGGATGAACCACTATGGTATGATCTTATAGGGGTTGCGGCTTTCTGTAATGATGCAGAGAAGACAGCAGTCGAGTGGAGTCAGAGGCATCCTAAGTTTGATTACCATTCTACAATAAGCAAACTCAATCACTGGAAAGATTCTGCTACTGGCCCAACAACTTGTAGTAAGTTTGATATAGACAGACCGAACGGGTGTAGAGGATGTGTATACAAAGGGAAGATAGGCTCACCTGCTAGACTAGGTGTTCAGTATCAAGAAGCACCACTATCAGCAGAAGCACCCGACTCTCAAGCTAATCAGATTCCAATACCTAAACCATTCAAGCGAACACAAGATGGTATAAAAGTTACCATAGATGATACAGATATAGATGTTTGTAAGTTTGATATATACCCAGTCAGCTATGGACTAGATGAATCACTAGGGTATGAGACAGTTAGATATCATTGGAATAGACCACACATGGGGTGGCAAGACCTTGTGCTACGACAAGCATACCTAACGGATGGCAATCGTGAGTTCTCTACAGCTATAGCGGATCAAGGGATTGTATTATATAACAAGAAACAAACGGAGTATTTTCAACTTATGTTAAGAACTTATATGGATGAGTTGAGGCAGATTCGTACTATGACTAACCTCTACTCAACTATGGGTTGGAAAGAAAAGAATGCGGCATTTGTCTTAGGCGATACACTTCTAAAGCGTACAGCAGAAGGAGTGACAGAAGAATCAATTAGTCTTGCATCGGGTATACAAAAGCAAGGTGCAGACTTATACAACACTAAGGGTGATGTAGACCAGTGGATAAACCTAACATCAGTATTAGAAAAGGCTGATCTTAAATCTCATATGTTTGCATTAGGTGTAGGTTTCTCTGCACCACTATATAATTTTACAGGTCTCAAAGGATTGACTGTATCTCTATATGGGCCAACAGGTGGAGGTAAAACACTAGCACAGTATTGGGTGCAATCAATATATGGTAACCCCGACAAGCTACACTTTGCGGCTAAGTACACACAGAACAGTCTTTTCGCAAGGCTTGGTACATATGCTAATCTACCACTAACAATAGATGAAGTAACTATGATGCAGGATAAAGAGGTCGGCGACTTCTGCTATTGGGTATCACAGGGTAGAGATAAAGCTAGACTCAATCGTAACGCAGAGGAAAGAGATGCTAAGACTTGGGCAACACCAGTAATAGTATCCACCAACAAGTCTCTACAAAGTAAACTTATAGCATCTGGTCTGGACACAGACGCACAGATGGCTCGTCTACTAGAACTTACTGTACCATCTGCACCTATATTTACTCGAGGGTCTGAAGCAGGTAGAAAAATATATGAAGCTATCCACTCTCACTATGGGATTGTAGGTAAGAAATTTATTATAAACTTGTTGTCAATGGGTGAAGAAGGAATCCAATCTGCTATTGCAGAAGCATCAGAAAATTTTGCTAAGAAGTATAAAGCTAAGTTTAGTGGCGAAGAAAGATACTGGGAACAATCTATTGTACTGGCAGACTTAGGTATGAAGTTAGCTAGCGAATGGGGTCTGATTAAGTTTGACTACACTCAAGCTACTGAATGGGTACTATCACAAATAGGTGCTATCCGTAGGACAGTACAAGAGAATCAAGTTGATTGCTTTGATCTTGTTGCAGAGTACATGGCTGATTCTGCTGATACATCTGTTACTGTCATGCACACAGTAGGGCAGAAAGCACAACCCGACTTTGCAAGGATACCAAGAGGCGACATAAGAATTAGATTAGATGTATTCCGAAAGTCTCCAGCCGAAGTTTTTGATAAGGGTACAATGATGATAGATCGTACTCACTTTAGAAAGTGGTTGTCTATGCGAGGAGCTGACTACAAAACATTCAAACAGGAACTTGTTTCAGAGAATGCGTTGGCTACACCTAGATCTGAAAAAGCGTCACTTGGTAAAGATACACCAATCAAACTAGCACAGACTTATGTTGTAGGATTTAACTTAACGCATCCAAGATTCCAAAGCCTACTTGAGAATGCAGATGTAGTAGCTGACGATATATCATACGGACAGTTGCAGGTGGTGAAAGATACAGAACTTTAAGAAGATAAAACTACCTAATGGTAGATACTTATATCTTAGGTTGGATACGCCACCATACAAGTTTGCACACCCTAAAACAATACATCGTATAAACAAAGCATTGATGAGTTCAAAGAGAATTATGGCAAAAAGGAAGGAGATGCTAGAAAAACAAGCCGTTTTAAGCGCCGTACAGAGGGGTGAAGACCCTTCTAGGTAGTCTAGCTACCCCTTAATTTTCTTAGTTATCCACAAATATATAGCATAAACAGAAAAAAAGTATATAGTTGCAACCCCTATATCTAGGAGATGTTCACGCATATGGTAGATAAATTCTATGCCTGCTTGGACATCACTCATACCCTCGGGTGTATCTTCTATTGTGATGTTGCCTAGTGTTCCATCTTCATTAAAGTCTACAGCAATACGTTCTGCTTCACCAATCCCATTGTCTACGATCTCGGTTTCCTCAGACATTAGTTTGCTTCAACTCCATAGATGTCTAGCAACTCGTCTACTGTAGGTCGTATAGTTTTTGGTGCAAACTTCTTGTACCTGTTGATGCTGTTCTTCTTAGCAGACTTCAGTGATTTGTTTGATGAGGCAACAAAGTCTTTAAAGTAAAACTCTGTTCCTTTATTTTCTCTGTTCCATTCTTTTACGAAGTTTAAGATTCTACGAACTTCTCCTCTATCACCTTCCATCTTAGCCTTGATGTATGCTTGACGATAGTGAGCCTTCATGTCCTGTACATAAGCCTGTGATTGTTTTGTCATTCTAATGATATCGTTCTGTACCATAACTTGGTATGGGTAAAATCCTAACATCCTAAATACAGAAGTTGCTACACCCACCTCGTTATCTAGGACTGTACCATCGGCTCTAGTAATCTTCCCATCATGTAGATAAGTCATACCATCGACCAAACCTCTTACAGCAGAAGATGGTACATCTCTTAGTATATCTGTAAATCGTGTCGTGTCATCCTTGAGGCCCACAGTCTCTGCTCCGTACCTGAGAAGTTGTGCTCCTGTGCCAAACAATCCTGTCATCCCAGAGAACACTGGCCCAAAGAAGTTCTCTGCTTCTCTCCAATATTCACCTGCATGACTCTTTGCTTTGAAAGCACCCGACAACGGAATCAAATCACCAAAGCCTAACCTTGTGGATATCGTTGCACCAGTATACTTGTCAAGAACTCCTCGCATGAATATCGGTGATGCGCCGGGGATAAAGGCATCAACAAGTCGTGCAGTTTCTTCCTCTATACTTTTCATTTTAATGCCAAACTTCTGAGCAAGCGTATCAATCAAGTCCATTATATCATCAGCAAATGGTAGTCCTTTCATACCCGACATTAAGAACAACATAGTCAGCATAGCTAACCTGCCCTTCTTATCCATGCCTTTCATCAACTGTACGCTAATAATGACGAACTGTTTATACATGAAGATATACTGTGCTACGTTTCCTCTAGCCATCTCGGGTCTGTTATACATAGCGTATTCACCCTGTGATGTATTCACTGCCTTCGTTGCAAACTCTTGTGCTTGAAGCTGTATCTCTGCTCGGTCTTCAACCGGAAGGTTATTGATATTAGTTCCATACCTACTGTCAGCAAGTATTCTTTCTCGCTCTAGTCTATATGATGCAAGGAATGTAGAACGTCTGTTAAGTTGTTCTGTGTATGAAAAAGCAATCATCCATGTTTTAATTAAACCATTAAAATTATTACTAGACCTACCACCCCTTGAAGTTCCTACGAGTGCGTTGAACTGTGCAGCTTGAAGCACACCTGCACCAGTAGCATCTAACATAGCAGCAGCTTCATCTGGAGATAGACCATGTTGTTGCTGTAATCTATCAGCCTCTGCCTGTAGTGTAGGGTCTCCAGTCGGGTTAGCTACTCGTACCATATAGTCATAGTTAGCAAGTTTACCATTACCTGCATTATAAGCAGCTCTACTCATAGCACCCGCAGATTTAGCAAACCCAAAGCCACCACCATAGCCTCTGTTTGGATTGTAACTACCAAGATAAGGAATGGTATGTGTAATCATGGACATCATGTTCACAGCAGCAGTTGCTATAGAACCACCAAGTTGTAGTAATACAGCATATAGTTTAAACCTAGATCCTATTTCGCCAGATAGTATATCCTCTGTAGAATTAGATATGTTTGCTGCTTCTGCGTAGAAAGATAATAATTTTTTAGCTTCTTCTCTATAGTCTTCACCACGACCTTCGTTTGGTATTGCTTTACCATTTCTATCTTTGGCTTGAGCAGCACCTATATCAGCAGAGAAACTGTACTGATAAGCATAAGCATCGTATTCTTTTCTAGCTGCTTCTCTTTGTGCTTCTGTACCTCGTGTTGTAGCTTCTTCTAACTGCTGTAGTTTATTGGGGTCACCTCTAAACTTAGCATCATCTGCCATAATATCATTTAGCTGCCATGAGTAAGTAATTTTACCTGCTACATGCGCCTGTGTTTCTAGGTGTTCTGCGTTACTTCTAACAACATCTTTATCCCAACCGGGATTACCTGTTCTTTGGAGGCTTTTCTTTCGTGCAGTAGATTCAGTATTAGTAAGAGCTGTGACAATACGCTGTCGCTCTTGTGGTGTAAGACCAATATCCAAACGCTGAACAATACTCATAAATTCTGTAAGATTCATAGAATCAGTAAGTGGTTGTGATTGTCTAGCCTTGGCTACCTGAGCTTGGAATACTACCTTACGAGCTTGTCCATCGCTGTCACGCATATTATATACGATTCGGCTAGACTTATCATCAGCTACCATACCTTGTAGGTCTGTTGCCAAATCTTTTGCATCTTGTTCGCTCTCAGTTTGAAAGTATGGCATAGAACCAGCGTATGTTTCTTCCAACCTAATAGCCTGACCTGTAGTTGCATCATATGCTTGTAGACGAGTTTGCCATTTGCCTCGTCTAGCAAATCTTACATATCCTTGTGCGAGTGTGGCTCTTGCATCAAAGTCTGCTTTGATAGCTCTTTGGTCTAATATAAATAAATTTTGGATAGCATTAGTTGCATTGAACGCAACATCTTTTTTAAACTGTAAGTCTCTTAGTTGTGGGAGAGCAGCTATAATATCTCTGTATCTATCAGTTTGAAATTCTGCAGTTTGGTCAAAAGTTGGATTACCATCAGCATCTGTGCTTCTACCAAACCAATCATCTACTTTTTTATCTTCCCATAATGCTCTATTAATTTGTGATAAAAACTTATTAGCTTTTTCTGTAGACGCATCAATAGGCCCGTCTATTCCAGCGTTTTCTTGATATAGATTAGAGTACTCCTCAATAATTCTCTCAAATATTTGGATGTCTTCATCAGTAGGTCTCTTACCAGTTACACCAACGAACTGTTTAAAGTTTTCTAGTGCTTGTTTTCGTTGCCCAAGGACTGCATCTATATTAGCTTGAAGTACATCAATAGCTGACTGTGCTACAGCAGACCTGTTCTCTGAATAAATACGCCATGTATTATCAGTAACAGTAAAAGTTTTAGGCATGTCTTGGCCCATAGAATTTTGAACAGTAAACCCTGCTTCAAACTCTTCACGGGATACCATACCCATTTCTTCTAGTTGCTGACGAACATCAGGATTTATTTGTGGGTTACCAGATTCTGCACCTTGCATTAGTTTATCCAAGGCTTGGATAACTTGGTCTCCATTTTGACCTTTTCTTAGCAGCGCACCATAAGCAAGCATCTCACCTGCCTGTTGTAATTCTTCTTGAGTTGGGCCTTTACCAACACCCATCCAATCAGGAGTATGAGTAAATGCTGTAAGCCTTTCATACTCAGACATCATACGTCTTGTCTTACCAGATTGAAGCTGAAAGATTTTAAATATTAAAGACAAGCCTTCACTACGTTGAGCTTTGTTATCAAGAGTCTGGACAGTCTCAGCCATCTCAGCAAAAAATCTACTTAATGATTTACCTTTACCTCTTGGTAGTTTTCTTACTAATTCATTAACACTATCAAAACCACCGAATCTACCTGACCTACGATTAAGACCATCGGCTTGGAAGAAGTTAG